TATAATTACTGATCAGATAAGAATATTAAATGCAAAGAATTTTGTTGCAGGGGTTTCAACGTCTACTAATTCATATTATTCTTTTGTCGGTTTAACTGATCCAACAGCAATACAATCAGATTGGGATAATGATCCTCCATCTCCCATTGACAATTTAGATAATCATAATGATTTTTGGGATACAGCAATAGCTCTGAAGAAGATAAATGCAAGTGATGTAAAACAAATAGTAAAGAAAAATTCTTGGGCTTCTGGAACAACTTACGATTACTACAGACCAGATTATAGCATTACTAATCCTCCTAAACATGCACAGGGAACTTCATTATATTCATCTAATTATTTTGTATTAAATAGTGATTTCAGAGTTTATATTTGTTTAAAGAATGGAACAAGTCCTGAAAATCCAGATGGAAAACCATCTCTTGATGAACCTACGTTCACTGATTTAGAACCAAAGGTCGCTGGAACAAGTGGTGATGGATATGTTTGGAAATATCTTTATACGATAAAACCATCTGAGTTAGTAAAATTTGATTCAACAGAATTTATGCCAGTGCCATCAGACTGGGCAACTGGATCAGATAACTCTGCTGTAAGAGATAACGCAGTGGATGGTGGTATTAAAGTAGTAGTAATTCAAAATCGTGGTGTGGGATTGGGAACTGCAAATAGAACATATACTAGGGTACCAATAAAAGGAGATGGAAGTGGTGCTGAGTGCACAGTGGTCGTAAATGCAGATCAACAAATTGGATCAGTTGATGTGACTAATCAAGGTTCTAATTATACTTTTGGAACAGTTGATATTGTTGCTGGAGGTTTACCAAGACCGGACTCATATCCACAACTTGATGTCATCATACCTCCGACTGGTGGCCATGGTGCAGACATTTATAAGGAGTTAGGTGCGACTAATGCGCTTGTATATTCTAGAATTGAAAATGATTCAGAAAACCCAGATTTTATTACTGGTAATCAAATTGCAAGAATTGGTATTCTTGAAAATCCAAAAGCGTTTGGATCATCATCAATATTAACCTTAGACAAGGCAAGTGCAGCGTATGCGATGCGTTTGACAGGAGCTGGTTATAGTAGTGCTACATTTACACCAGACTCTATTATTACACAAACAACCGGAACAGGTGTGACTGCAATTGGTAAGGTAATTAGTTATGATCAAACTACTGGTGTTCTAAAGTATTGGCAAGACCGCACAATGGCTGGATTTACAACTGTGGGTGCAGCAACAACCACTCCGATTTATGGATTTAATGCGGATAGATTTACTGCAGATGTATCCAGTGGTGGAAGTGTAAATATAACAGGAGGAAGCATTTCTCTTGGTATAAACACAAGTTTTGATGGTCTTTCAACCTCAATAAATAATAAAACATATTATCTTGGTCAAACATTTACAAGTGGTTTATCTAATCCAGAAGTTAAAAAATATTCTGGAAACATGCTCTATATTGATCATCGACCAGCAATCACACGCTCTTCTAATCAAAAAGAAGATATCAAAGTTATATTACAGTTCTAATAACTCATGGCTCAAACCACAAATTTAAACGTATCGCCATACTTTGACGATTTTAATGCAGATGACAACTACTATAAGGTGTTGTTTAAGCCTGGGTTGCCTGTTCAAGCAAGAGAATTAACTGGTTTACAATCTATATTACAAAACCAAATCGCTAAGTTTGGTCAGCATTTCTTTAAAGAGGGTTCAAAAGTAATACCCGGAAATACACAATATAATGATAATTTTGATTCTATTCAAATCAATAATGAATATCTTGGTATAACAGTACAGTCATATGTTGATCAATTATTAAATCAAAAAATAATAGGAGCAACTTCTGGAGTAAGTGCGACAATTGTAAAAATATTACCTGCAGAACAATCTGAAAACAATAATTTAACATTATACATACAATATGAATCTTCTGGTGATATATCAAGAACTGATCTTGATGATTTTGATGATGGTGAAAATTTAATTACAAATATTGATATTCTATCAGGTGCTGAGAGTAGTACTTTTATACCAGCTGGTGAGGCATTTGCAAGCACCATATCTGTTGATTCTACTCAAACAGGAGCTGCTTTTTCAATAAATGATGGTGTTTATTTTATAAGAGGTACTTTCGTCACTGTTAATAAAGAAACAATTTTACTCAGTCAATATGATAATGTTCCTACAGGAAGAGTTGGATTACGAATTATTGAAGAAACAGTAAATGCAGACGAAGATCCAAGTCTAACAGATAATTCAAAAGGTTTTAATAATTTTGCTGCTCCCGGTGCAGATAGATTAAAAATATCTTGTTCACTTCACTTCAAAGATTTAGATGATCTTAATGACAATGATTTTGTTGAATTAGCATCATTTAGAAATGGAGATGTTAGAACAAAAACAACAACACCTCAATATAATCTACTTGCTGATGAGATGGCAAGAAGAACTTTTGACGAGTCTGGTGATTATATAGTCAAACCATTTCAAATCAAAGTAAGAGAGTCTGCAAATAATAGATTAGGAAATAACGGTGTTTTTGATGAAGGTGGTGAAACAGAGGATGGTGGAGAAGCAAATGACGATCTTGGTTTATATCAAGTATCTTCTGGTAAAGCATATGTCAAAGGATACGAAGTTAATAAAGTTGGAACAGAATTCATAGATTTTGATAAACCAAGAGATACAATTGAAATCAAAAATCAAGCTATACCATATAATACTGGAGCATCTTTAAGATTAAATCGTGTTTTAGGATCTCCTGAAGTTGGTATAGGTAACACTTATATTGTAAGTCTTAGAGATCAAAGAACAGGTGCTCAAAGTGCTGCAAATATCATGTCAGCACCCGGAGAAGAAATAGGTTTAGCAAGAGTATATGATTTTGCCCTTGAGTCTGGTGCTTATAATACAACAAATTCAAATATTAATGAGTGGGATATTTCATTATTTGACATTCAAACATTTACAAAAATAACACTTAATGCTAATCATACGCTCTCAACACCAACTTTCATTAAAGGTAAATATAGCAATGCAACTGGATTTTTAAGATCTGCCGTATCTGCATCTACATCTTTACAAGTTTATGAAACAAACGGAGAATTTATTCCAAATGAACCATTAATATTCAATGGAGTTGAAAATTCTCGTGTATCAGTTGCTGTCACTAATTTTGGGGTAAGAGATGTTAAATCCATATTTGGTGGGCCAGGATTAACAGATCAAAATAGTGGAGATGTTGGTTTTGCAAGAACTTTTACTGGTGATGTAATACTGAGAGATGAATTTGTATTTGGATCTGCAAATGTTACATCATCAACAGGTAGTGGTGGATCTGGAATTAGCACAATTACAAGTGGAAATCCTCAGTTTCCCGGAAAAGTAAAGGTTGGTAATATTTTAAAATTTGGTGGTCTCGGTAAAAATAATAAAACATTAGCAAGAGTAACTGCTGTAAACACTAACGATGTTGTTGTCACAGGTGTTACCACAGTATCAGGATTAGTAGAGGGATTTTTACCACTAGGAACAGCTGGAGAATCTGTAGAGGTTCCTGATCTTTCTCTTGTTACATCCCCATTTGAAAAATCAGATGATAACACCCTTTATACTCCATTACCAAAGAGCATAATATCAGATGTCAATTTAGATAATGCTAATTTGACAATTAGAAAAACTTTTAGTGTGACGATAAGTGCCTCAGCTGACGAACTATCAAGCACTGTTCAAGCAGGAAATAATGAAACATTTTTACCGTTTGATGATGAAAGATATAGTTTGATAAGGGCAGATGGAACAATAGAAACTCTTACAGATGACAAATTTACTTTCACAGCTGGTAATGGAATTCTTCAAATAAGTAATATTGGTTCAGATTTAACTGCTAATCAAGAAGCCACACTGATTGCAACTTTAAGTAAAATAAAACCCAAAGTAAAAGTAAAAAGAAGGAATCATGTAAATTCAATTTTGGTTGATAAATCTAAATTATCGGGATCTGGAATTGGAAGAACTACTTTGAATGACGGATTAACATTTGGAAGTTATCCGTTTGGAACTCGTGTTCAAGATGAAAAAATATCCCTAAACACACCTGACGTATTAAGTATAATTGGTATTTACGAGTCAACTGATACAAGTGATCCATCTGCACCAAAATTAACATTATCATCTATTAACACTGCTGATGCCACTACTAAAGATTTATTAATTGGTGAAATATTTGAAGGGAAAACATCTGGAACACTTGCTATTTTCACTGAACAATTATCCAATTCTCAAATATCATTTATTCCAATAAATGAAAGTGAATTTATTGAAGGAGAAAGTATTGTTTTTGAAAGTTCAGATATTCAAGCGATTGCAAATACAATTGATTCTCCCTCAAAAAATGTTTCAGCAGAATTTACTTTTAACACTGGTCAGGGAGATACTTTATATAATCATGGATTTGTTAGAAGAAAAAACGGAGTAGATGAACCATCTAAAAAACTAAGAATATATTTTACAAATGCATTTTTTGAATCAGATGATGATGGGGACTTCACGACTGTTAATTCATATGATGATTTTGATTATGCAAGAGATATACAAAGTGTAAATGGATTTAGAAACACAGATTTAATTGACATTAGACCAAGAGTTTCAAATTATGTTGTTGCTGAAAGTAACAGATCACCATTAGAATTTTTAGGTAGATCATTAAGTGGTTCTGGAAATTCAGCTGCTAATATACTAGCATCTGATGAAACTGTAACAGTATCCTTCTCTCATTTTCTAGGAAGAATTGATAAATTATATTTAACAAAAGCTGGTGAATTACAACTTATAGAAGGAGTATCTGCTGAACAACCTGAAGCACCAAATGCGACTGATGACGCTCTTGAATTAGCGACCATTTCTCTTCCACCATACTTATTTAATGTTTCAGATGCAACTATGTCATTCTTGAAACATAAAAGATATAGAATGGAAGATATAAGAGATCTTGAAACACGAATAAGAAATCTTGAATATTACAGTTCTCTCACTCTACTTGAGACAACAACGGCTAATCTATTTGTTCCTGATGAAGATGGATTAAATAAATTTAAATCAGGATTCTTTGTTGATAATTTTACGACTTTTCAACCACAAGAAGACGAAGCTCCAATAAAAAATAGTATTGACTCAACAAATAAGGAGTTAAGACCATCACACTATACAAATGCAATTGACTTACAGGTTGGCCCTGTTGAGGGAGACTCTATTTACACAACAGGTACTCAACCTGAAGGTATAGACATTAGAAAAACTGGTGATCTTATCACCCTTGATTATGATGAAGTTGAGTATTTAAAGCAACCATTTGGTACAAGAAGTGAAAGCGTTACTCCTTTCTTGCTTAATTTTTGGCAAGGAACTGTCAAATTATCTCCTTCAAGTGATACTTGGGTAAACACCGTTAGAATGGAACCCAATGTTTTTGAAGTTGAAGGTAATTTTACTGAAACAATTGCCTCAGCTGAGAAAAAATTTGGTGGTTTTGACCCACAAACAGGTTTAACAAGAACTATCTGGGGTGGTTGGCAAACTCTCTGGACAGGTGTAAAAACTAATACAAGGGTAAGAAGAAGAAAAGAATCAACAAAATCTAGTAGACTTGGATCTTATTCTGGTACACACGCTCCAATTATTGAAACAACAAGAACAACCACATATCAAGATAGATTTACTGATCGCAAAAAAGTAGGTACATCATCAAGATCAGGTTCAAGACAATTAATTACAGAGCAATTTGATAAAACATCACTGGGTGATAGAGTTATAAGCACCGAAGTTACTCCTACAATAAGGTCAAGAAACGTATCTTTTGATGGAAAAGGATTCAAACCACAATCAAGAATTTATAGTTTCTTTGATGGTGTAAATGTGACCAAGTATTGTGTTCCAAAATTACTTGAAATAGAAATGATATCAGGAACATTCTCGGTGGGTGAAACAATTACTGGAACAGTAAAAACAACTCCAAATATATCTGCAGATAGACCATATATTCAGTTTAGAGCAGCAGTCCCAAATCACAAAGAGGGGCCTCATGACACACCAACAAGAGTTTATTCACGTAATCCATACACTGATACTCAAGTTGCAGAATTAGCTTTAGAAACCTATAGTGGTGCAACAGGTCAAGTTTTAGCAAATGCTGGAGGGGCAACTGCGATCGTTCCTAATGCATATTCTTCAACTTCTACATTATTAAACGTAGATATAGTTTCTCTTGCAAATCAACCACAAGGTGATTTTTATGGGTATGTTCAAGAGGGTATGATTTTAAAAGGTGGAACCTCTGGTGCAGAAGCAAAAATAACTAATTTAAGATTTATTGTAGATTTTGCTTCAACAGTACAAGGAAGTTTCTTCATTCCAAATCCTAATGTTAATACAAACCCAGTTTTCCAAACTGGAGAAAGAACTTTTCAATTAACAGATAGTCCTGCAAACGATCCTGAAGAACAATCAACT